CAATTTTGCCGCACCGCCGGCCCATAACAGTGGCGGCACAACCGCGCCACTTAGCATTGCAAGATCCGCGACGGCGTCCAAGCCTCCCAGCGTGGCGTATATGCCCGGTACAATGGCTTGACGATAGTTACCACCTCCTACCTGCTCTTTAGCCTCTTGGTAGGCTCTCTGTGTGTCTGCAAGCTCACCCACTCCTCCGCCAGGCGCAAAGGCAAGCCCAGTTCGCGTTGCTGTTGCCAGATCGCGCAGTGTGCTACCGACCGTAGATTTCGGTCTAGCCATAAGAGGATGCCGAACCGGTGGCTGCATGCCATAACCAAAGAAATTATCGAGAAACCTATCTGCCATCAGCAGGGGCTCCCAATGGCTGCACACCCGTGGCAAGTTCCCATGATCCTGCCGCCGCAACGTTCATGCGGAGCTTGTGGAATTTATTTTTGTTGCGGAGCGGCACTTTGCCAGACGTATTCTGCGCGGCTGCTGTCTCGAAAGTAAAAGTGTCGTTGAGACGCCTCGCTCCTGCCACTGCGACAGTTGGCGTCCCACCGTCCACCAGAGGATAGGCGCCCGTGATCTTGGCGTGCCGACCGGGATAAAATTGCCTGATACCCGTCTCAATAATTGCTGCCAGATTGGCTCCGGAAAAGGTTCCTGACTGCCTCGAGGCATTGACAGCGCCGGCACGCATTCGACCGCCCTGCCAAACTGAACTATCCAGCGAAAATTCCAGCGCGTCCAAAGACGAAGAGATTGACGTCATGTCGTCTGGTGAAACATAGTTTGTAAGATCGGGAAACAGCACATCTAGTGTTATGTGAGCCTTACCCCACCATCCTGACGGCCAATGGTAGAGCAAGATCCGCGTTGGCGTAGAAGTTGACGCAGTGACGTCCGTGTATTGCCACATGACGACCTGATGTTTGGGGTCGTAGGTGCAGGTGATGCGATGATAGTAAGTCGTCTCGACATCATCGAAAAATTCAACGTTGACCTTGCCGTCGCCTATAGGCTCGGACTGAAACCCGTTCCACCTGAAAAAGCCGTCGTTGGCCAGATAATAGATGTGCCTCCCGACACGCTGCGAGGCTTTTGGAGCCAGAAGTCCACGATTTTGCTCCAGAGCAGACCCGAAATCCCAGACTGTCGGTGCTCCGACATATACGCCGCGGTAAATTGCCCGCTCCAGAAACGCTGTCGCTTCATCGCCACCATACAGCGCCATTCCCTCACCCCACTCGCCACCAAGGTCGGCCGAATTTGATTGGTTTGCGGCGGATGCATCCATGTCGTTGGTGTCGCCTATTGATGACCAGCGCAGCCTGTCAGGAAATTTTGTGCCGTCTTCGTCGACATTGAACACCATTAAAAACTCTGACCTGAGTTGCGCCATCGACCTGGCTTTAGGTCTCAGCGTCGACGTGAAATGCGCGGCAAATGTCGAGCCGAATGTTGCTGAGTACACACCGTCCTGCAAATTAGTGGCCAGCACCTTGTTGCTTTCAGGGTCTTTCAGAAACGACCACCACTCGTCAGCGCTTATAGTAAACGTCGTTCCGCCGGATACGTCTGTCCAGTCGTTAGAAAGCAGCTGGTAGAGCTTTGTTGCGTCCCCTGCATACTTGTAGGATGAATCCGAATTGTCCACGACAGCGCCGATACCTTGGCATCGAGCTGACATCGCCGTTGTGCTTTCAGCCGCAAAGTTTGGCATCGGCTTGTAGCCATTAGGGCCAAACGGAATAACATCCTGCACGTTACTGACTGACGCCAGAAGCTCGGCGGCGTCCGGCTTCCACTCGCCGAATTGTACTGACTCAAGCGCCTTCGCGGGCCGCGGCTGGCTGCCTTGTCTGTTTAATTCTCTGACGAGAGTGTCCATTTATTGATCCAGGCTTGGTGTATCGGTGCGAGAAATAAGTGGCGCGCCTGAGTAGCGGTCCCTGTCGTCTGATGTTTTAATCTGATCAATAATGGTTTGTACCATTACGGCCGCCTTCGCTTCTTTCGCCGTATCTTCCAGATATTCCGCCGTCCATATTGAGGCAGCCGCAACATAAAGGTCTGGGTGATTGGCAAACAGATCCGGTACGCTGGAAGCGATGTTGGAGCGAGCCCAGTAAAGCAATTTGCCTGTTATGGTGCTGGACGGAGACGGCGCCACTACAAGGTTGTCAGCTTCGATCGTGTAAATCTGCGGCGTGTTAGTCTGATTGACGGCTTCCCTTCTCCAAAAGTCGTCAGGCGAGAAAAATTCCAGCGTTCGTATTGGATCTGTGTTCAGATACACCCGCCTCGCCCCCAGAAATCCCGTCGGAAGAGACGTATTCTGGCTCGAAATGCTTAAATCGCTTGTCGTTTCCATTTCGCGGGCACGAACGACGCGGTTAATCATTGTTTCGCCAAGATCGATGTGTTCCTGAACCCTAGCCGATGTCAGTTCGACCGAATCATCAAAGTAGTTCTGAATAGCGGTCTGCAGTTCGGCATAGGTCGTGATAGCCATGTCAGTCTCCGATCAGGGGCTGGGACAAGGCAATTCGGTTTGCCGGCCTCTCCCAAAACATGCGAAAGTGCGCGTAATCTGAATTGCCAAGTTTTCTGCGTACAAATGCCTCTTTCTCACGCTTGTCCATACGCATGTACCGGACTGGCTGTATTCCATCCTCCTGACACCATTTATGAATAATCGAAAATGGCACTTCCGCGTAATGCTTTGCAGTCCGTTCCCGCCAATATCCATCGCCCGAAGCAGCTTTGTTAGCTTCAATTATCGGCTCGTTGTCCTGACTTGTGACGATGTACGACTGGTCTGCCGTTTCATCGTAGAGAAACTCCTTCACGACGCCCCCGTTTGCGTCCAGTATCTGGCGACGCTCAACCATCAGCCGCTCATTGGCTTGATGCAGATACGACCAGCGCCAGAAACCTGCAGATAATAGATTTTAACATAACCAGTCACGTCAAGAACGATGCCACCGGATTCCGGCGTCAGGATGATGCCGTTGCTTGTCGTGATCGTGTCGCCTGAGGGGCCGGCGAGTATATAGGCATCCTCAGACACGGAAACGTGAACAAACTTGGCTTTGACGCCGCTCGCGTCATTGGGAATAGTGACGGAATCACTGCTTCCATCAATGTCGTCCCCAGTACCATCCGCTGAGTCCATTTTCAGCGGAGCCATAGATGTATATTGAACCATTTTATTTATATCCTCTGATCAGGTTCGCGACGGTTGCCTCAGGCGGCTCTCCGCTGGTGGGGTCGCCTCTCTCACCAATGAGCCGGATGCATTGGTCTAAAGTCAACTTAATTCCCTCAGGCCAATACTTTTCTTTCTTGCTGAACGCGTGGACTTTGCCTGGAAACGACCCGTTTCTTGCAATCGTCTGGCACCATGATGTTTGCCGGTTTATTTTCGTCATAATAACAAGCAGCCTACGAAATTCCTGCACTTCCTTCAGCTGCTGCCTTATTTGTGCCTCAATTACTTTATTGTCGTTTACCTCAGTAACACATTCAGCCTTTAATCCTTTCAGGCGAATGTTGTCACGCGCCGCAATGCACGCGTTCACGTCCATCGGTATGGGCGGAGATAAACCGACGACCAGCGCGACCATTACCTCTTTAATCATACAGGCCCCCCGCTCGTGTGCGATGCATCGCCGTAAGTTTTTCGATGTGTGAAACTGTCGGGTGCCACGGATATGCGCTCCGCACGGCGTCCCTTGATGCCTCCAGATGAACACCTACTACGCCTGCACTGGTTGCCCTGAGGTAAGCCTCACGTCGATACCACTTTGAAAACGGCCAATCCCTGAGTGCTTCTCGAACGTGAACGTAAGAGGCCAGAGGGTGTTCGCGGTACGTGTCGACCATGTCTCTAAAATGCAATTCAGCCGACACGTTTCTAACACCTGCGACAGTTAAAATGCATGCGATGGCAATGGCAGGCATTGCGCTGACGATCAATACAGTCGGGCTGAAAGACCTTTCCTCGTGCCTCACCGCCATTGATGCTCCCAAGCAGAGCGATGCGAGCAGAAGCGGACCGGGCTGTTGCAGCGGAAAATCGAGAAAGGCTATCGCAAATAGTCCTGCAAGCCCATAGATCGCCCATGAGGGCTTATTAGGGGTACGGATGACCATTAATGCCAAAACGCCGACAAA